ATTGAAGAAGTTTCTTTTGAAAGTATTTCACATCTTCAAGTTCACCAAGGTTCTGACCAGCTGGCAATGTCGTAATTTCTGTACCTTTACCACCTTCACGGCGAGGCAACCAGAAATCTTCTAACATACTCATATATTTTTTATCGTCACGAACCTCACCAGTGCTTGCATCATAAACAAGCTTATTGCGATAGCGACTCATTACCTCTTTGAGGTATTGCTCTGCTTTTACTTTAGGAAGATTACCGACATCGATATAGAAAATACGACGCTCAGGTGCTCTTGACAAGCGATAGATAACCAAAGAGTCCTCAATCATTCTCAATTGATTGAGTGCCTTAATTGCTTTATGTAAGTAAGAAAGTACGGTCTGCTTATTTCTATCTACTAATCCTGAACTAGTATATGATACGGAATCTTTAGAAAGTTTAATTCCTTTACCATATCCACCACCACCAGAATTTCCTGCAGATGCTGAAGAGTACCCAGTTAATTTTGGCGTATAAACAAAATACTCTTCAATTTCTGGAAAGTTTAATGCTGTTACATCTGGTTTAGAAAATGCATTATTTATTGTCGAAATATTTGCAATGTTAACACTACCAGATTGATTTGGTTTTTTAACTTCTCTGACAAATTTAACTTTCATGGCATCAATATATCTCAATTCTTTGATGCCTTCTTGAGGATTATCTAAATCAATTACTTTGTGATAATAAATTCTACCATCAACGTACCAGTTTCTGAAAATCTCATGAGCCTTTTTATCAAAGTTCATCATGTCTTTGATATATTGGAACTCATTTCTGATGATCATTTTAATATCATCACTAACATTGAGATTTGATAACTCAAGTTGAACTGGCGAATCGTTTAAATCCGAAACAATTGCCTCATTTACCACATCTTCAATTGCTCTATCACACTCTGGGTGAAGAGCCATTTCCCTATATCTCTTTAGGAGATCGTACTCAGTCTTATAAACACCTTCAATGTCTACGTATTGTCCATAAAATCCACTAGTAATATAATAGTCAGCCCCATCCTCATTTGACTGAGCGACAGGACTGACTTGTTTTTTAGGTTTTTGCGTATTATTGTTTATTGAAAAACCAAAAAGTCCAGACATCTTATAATGTTGCGGTTAGTTGTGTCTAACTATTTAGACAACTTCAATACCCTTCGCACCGTTGTAAACTTCGAAGTACTGAACTTGAAGATCTACAGTAAACTCTTCAATGGTGCTGTTGTCTGCATAAGACAGTGGAATTGGAGAAACATTAGTTGGGAAACAACCATACATGTGGTATGCTCTTAAGACTGGGATTGAATCTCCACTATCAATTGCGGTTTGCATTGGAGCACGACCCAATTGATACACCCAAGCATCTCTTTGATATGCTGCAGGATTTACCTCTCCAGCATTATCAAAACTCTTGCTCATATAGTTGACCCATCTCTCAAATGCACCTCTGACTGCAAAGTCGGTGTCGTTGATGACAGTTACGCTCCATGGTTCGAAGGTTCTGTCACCAGCAATTTTCAATTCTCTTCCTCTAAAAGGAACAGTGATTGGTTGAATTGTTGATGCTGGGAGTGCTGATGCCTTAACTAAAAACTTAATTTTGTCGGTTAAGTTTGATTCTGTTACTCCATTAGGGAGTACAACTGAAGGGAAAGCAATTTCAACTTCAAACAGGTTGGCGCGAACACCACCCCCACTCATTCTACCTTTAAAATTATCTAAGAATCTTCCGTCGCCTCCAGTATTTGGAACTTGTTGGAATGCCATTTTTTTCTCCGATGTCTATACTTTAATTTATAAAATAAGCGGGGTTATTATCAAACTCTTCCAATAACCTCTTCAAAGGATACCCCTGTTCTGGTGGCAACAAAGGTGAGACCAATGAAGTTGATGCTGCGAGCAGGTTTGACATAAATGTCTGCCCTGAACTCATTTGCATCAATCACATCAGGTGTGTTATTGGTTTCATCGCAGATGACGACGAAATCTTGAATTCCTCTCTTCGCTTGAACATCACGAAGATAAGGTTCGACGATATTGACGAAGTTTGTTCTTGTGACTGCATCATTAAATTCAAACAGAGAAGCTCTGGATGCTCTTTCAATCGTTTCTTCAATAGTCATGAAGAGTTTTCTAACGTTGATGCGATCAAATGCAGATGCTACTGAGAGTCCAGTTCTATCACCAAAGAGAATGACTCCTGCACCAGATGAGAAGATAACTGGGTTAATTCTCTTAGGATAGAGAAGATCTCTTTGTGCTTGAGATGGATTGAATGCAAGTTTAACTGCATTGTTGATAACACCTCTTCTTGTTCCTGCAGGTGAGAACCATGGGAAATCGTTGATTTCGGTTCTTACCATACAACCAGCAATGTCTGCATTCAGTGGGACATAGCGGAACTTGTTTGAGAATCTATCAAACATGTACTTGTATCCAGTGTCGAATACTGCATATGAAGATGATGAAACACCTTCATAGAATGCAAGTACGTTATTTGTTTGAGTGGTGCTATTTGAAATTGGGGATGGATTTTGTCCATTTGCTCCAGGATCTACCAAAACTGCACTTCTCTGAGGAGAAATTACAGCGATGCAATCCTTTCTTGACTCAGCAATGCTAATTAGTTTATTTGCTTTTGCTTGAGTTTCTTCTTTTGTTCCAAATCCAGGACCTTGAATCAGGTAATCTACAGGATACTCTCTCTTATTGGTAAAGAGTTCGTAACCAGTGATAAGATCTGCAAGAGTTGTAGTGAACCTTGGATCTGCTGAATCGCTTGTTCCGTAGTTATTTCCTCCAGCAAGTTTGTAAGTTGCTCTTCCAACTGCGTGGAAAGTAACACCTTGAGCATTTAATCCCCAAGCACCTGCTGCTTCAGTTACTGTGGTGATTCCTGCACTAAATCCAGTTGCTTCTCCAGTTTCTCTAAATCCTGGGAACAGGTATGCAGAATTGTCTGCAATAAAGTCCTTGTAGTAAATAGGACCGTTATTGGCAGTTGTGGCATCTGCTGCTTTAGAAAGACCGACAAACTTTTCTAAGATTGTTCCAGGAGTTCCTGAAATAGTTCCTTTGTCGTCAATAACTACGACGTTGATTTCATCGTTCTTCGAACTTCTGCTTGTTGCATAGTTTGAAGTAGATGGCCTTTCAGCAACTTCTTTCCAGTAGAGATTGGCGTTTTCTAATCCGAGAGTTTGTTGATCGTACCAGTCAGTTACAGATCCTGCGGTTTGAAGTGTATTTGGTTGAGTTCCTAATCCAATTGCGCCAGCAGAGAAAGCATAAATTCCAGACTGGGTGTATGATATTGGAGTTACAGTTCCTGCAGCAGAAACGTGATCTGTAATCTTAACCGTAATAGTATCTGTTCCAACTCCAACAGAGTTTACAGACAGTGTATTTCCTACTCCAGTGACAACTCCTCTAAGATATCCATCTAAGAGTGTGGTTGTTCCAGATCCTGCAACAACTCCAGAAATTGCTTGAGTTACTGCTGTTCCGACTCTAACAGCATCATATGATTCTGTACCACTTACAGTGGTTCTAGTAATAGTTAAAGATGTTGTCCCAACACCAGTAATTGAAGTTGGTTGTGATAAGTAAATTGTACCTACACCAATAGCAAATACCGTTGTTCCTGCAGATACGTAGGTTCCACTAACAGAGTCACCAACTTGAACGCTTGTAGTAGTAAATCCAATACTGGTGTCATACTGCTCACTGAAAGTACCAACACCAGTTGCAATCGTGCTAGTTGAAGTAGTTGATGCAGTTAATGATCCAGTGCTGATTCCAGTAATAATCTGATCAGCAAACGCATCAATTACACAAACTTTGACATCATTTGCCCAGGATCCTGGATTCTTTGCTGCCCATTTCCAACCAGTTGCAGAACTGTAACTGTTCTGATAGTCTTCGTAATTTTTGATGAGTAATGAAGCACTGCCTCCAGATAAATTAGAAGCATTTGCGTTCTTAAGATTGTCTCCAGTTACTCTGACAACACGAAGATTTCCGCCATAGGTCAAGTAATTAGATGCTGAAAGCCAGTACTCGTAGTGAGCATCGTTTTGAGATGGCTTACCAAACGTATCTATTAATTGCTGCTCATTCTCAATGAGAATAGGATCTTCTACAGGACCTCTGTAAAATGGTGCTACAATAGCACCAGTAGTTGAAACTACATTGTCGATACGACCCTGTGTTAAATCAACTTCTCTAACCTTAGTTCCAGGTGACACTAAACCTATAGGCATTTTAATTCCTCTGATGAATCTTCATTGCTCTATAGATTATTTATAAATTATTCCTTTTAAACCTAGCCGTACTCCCACATGTAAGACCTATCTCCATATTCATCTACGTTCCAACTCTTGTCCGATGCTTTTATCCATCGATCTCCAGTCTGAGAATCTACAATAGCAATGTCATCATCAAGACCGTCAGAAATGAATCCGAATGGGGCCATATCTTGTTCAATTTGATTCCTCTGTTCTTCATAAATTCTCTTACGAACATCGTTGTCCGTCATCTCTTTGAAGTATGGTTGAACAACTAACCAGGCAAATATTACCAAACACATTGCCAGGTCATCATTTGACCCTTCTTCTGCTTCAAATGATTGATTTTTTTGAATAAATGTGGTAAGTTCAGATATAATTTCATAGTCTGTAAATA